ACTACATTCAATGCACTCTTACCAAATGCAGTAAACGGCTTCAAGAATCTACCAATCACGTAAAGTTGAATTAAATTCCAAATTAAGATAAGGGCATTCTTGAAAATTGCTTTCACGTTTTCCCATGCACCCTTGAAATTTCCTTTCAAAAGGTTAGAGAATAACTGTATGATATTGGTAATAATTGCAATCGTAGAAGTGATTACCGCCTTAATGTTGTTCCATGTTCCTACGATAATTTGTAGGACAAAAGGCATTACCATTTTAATAATATTCCAGATTACGGTAAAAGCAGCGACTACCACAGGTGCTATATACTTCATAGTAAAATCAATAGCAGACTTGATTAAATCCCAACCAGCAGAAGCTACTTGAATGATCTGTGGCATGATTGAACCTATGAAACTAGCGATAGCAGAAAATGCTGTTAGTACAGTATTCCAAATAGTTGTTAAAATTGGCATGATCTGTGCTGAGTGATTTGACCAAGCCTGAGACATAAAGTTTACACCAGCAGTAATTACATTAACTGCACCTGAAACGGCTTGACCTAAGAACGTCATAGCATTTCTAAATAGTGGTAAAACTACATCAGCAATGTTACCAACTACTACAGCAAAGATGTTACCTAGAGTTGTCCATAAACTAGACATAGAACTTGAACCGCCTGTAATAGCTGAAACTAAACCAGCAAAAGCAGTTTTCAATCCGTTCCATGCTGTCATAACTGGTGTTACAAAGTTATTAAGAACAGCAGATTTAATCCCGTTCCATAAGTTTGTAAAGGCACTAGCAAAGGAAGTAGAGTTAGCCCAAAGTTGCTGAATCGAAACCCACAATGCTACAAAGGCTACAGATAACGCCACGGCTACACCAATTACTGCAAGGAATCCTAATACAAATGGTGCGATCATAGCCCACAATGCACCGAACGCTACGGCTACACCCTCAGTTAAAACACCTGTTACAGCTAAAGGTGCTAATAACGCCCCGAACACAGTAGTTAACATTCCAACCCACATAATCATATTAAAGATTAATGGATTAGCCTTTGAAAACTGTGCTACCATATCAGCGATTTTAGTTACAAAGTTCATTACGGCTACCATAGCAGTAGCAAACGATGTAATGAAAGGTTGCATTGCTGTGATTAAGTGTGAGTTCATTCTATCGAATGCAGGGTTTACACGATCATCTACAGCACTAGCAAGTTTAATCATTCCTAAACCAGCAAGTCCACCAGCTACACCGAATACAAGTAATGCACCTCTAGCACGGGCAAGACCTTGTGATAAGAATGTCATTCTATCGTTTAAATCTTTAAGGCTTGCATTAGGCTTTAATCCAGCTAAGGCAACATTAAGGATTGAACCCTGTTTAGCAGTTTGTTCCATTCTGTTTCCTAAGGCTAAGAAGCCGTTTGTTAATGGTGCTAGGTTAGTGTTCTGTGCAAACGAATCCATTAACTTTTTAGACTGTGTAGTTTTAGCCTGAATCACGTCATTAGCTTGACTCATACTAGCTATGATTCTTTGACTGTATTGTTGGTTCAATGTAGCAAAACCAGCAGTAGACTTTCCTGCTTCTCTTAATGATTGAACATACCTTTGTAAGTGAGAAGGTAAAGCAGAAAATTCATCTTTGATTTCCTGTGAAACTTGTCTACCAGCCATAGAGAAGTTTGCATATTCTGACTGTGCCTGTCTTAAGATTTTGTAATGACTTTCTAAGTCAGTACCTAACCGTTTAACCATTGCACTAGATGATTGACTCATACGTGTGAAGCTACTAGATGAACTTGTAGTAGATTGAGAAACAATATCTTCCATGCGTTGCATAGTGTCGTTTACTGTTCCTAATCCCGTTGCCATAGCTGTAGTAGAAGCTTGTACAGTAGTTTGCATATTAGTAGTTGCTTGTCCTACTTTACTTCCTAGAGAATCAATGTTCCTAGCTACTGCATTTAATTGTCTATTAAACTGTTTAGTATCCAGTGTTAAGGAAACTATAATATCAGCTAAAGTTGCCATTCACTCACCTCCAAATACAAGAAAAAGGATAGTCAAAGACAAAACTATTCATCTTTAACTATCCCTCTCTTTATTTCTTATTAAATTTTTCAATTAACTCATTCAGCTTTTTGTCTTTTTCTTCTTTATCTATTGACTTGAACATATCATCTTTATTCTTCTGAATCGGTTCCCCGTTTTCATCGAATTGCGACTTGTACAACTTATCAGCTTTAACACCCTTCTTACCATAATTTCCACTGGAAGTCATGATTAGAGAAGTTTGCCATGCTAGGCGTTGCATTTCAATGTCTTGATCTAGTGCGTTGTAATATAGTTTTGCATCAACCATATCCCAAAATTCAGGAAGGCTAAGGCTAAACAGTTCGTCAGGTTTTAAATTTAATAGCCCGTAACCGTACCGTTTAACGTCCTTCCAATTTAGTTTTTTACGTCACCCATTGCTACAGCTAGTGCTTCTTGAACCTCTTTCATGTTCTCCATTGTAATAAGTGAACCTACTTGACGTTCAGTTAATTCTTCATCTTCATGACGTAAACCAGCAGTTAAAAGAGTTCGCATTGCCTTAATAGACATTTTTTCTCCTAACTCAGCTAGTGAGAATCCTAAGCTTTCTTCTACATCAATAAGTGCGTTAAGATCGAATTTAATCACACGTTCTTTATCTAAAGTAATTGTTGCTTCTCCACGTTGTACGTTTGCCATAATAATAATTCCTCCAATAGTTTAAGTTAATTTGATTTAAGCTAAGTTAATTTAAGTTACTTGACATATGCGTTAACTGCATCCATGACACACTTAACGTAATTGTTAAATTCTGCTGTTACAGTGTTTCGTCTACCAGCACGGGTATTAGTTCCGAAGAACGCATTTCGCTGTGCTGTAGATAATTCTAATTGAACACCTAGCCCACGTTTATTAGCGTTTACTAGGTTGTCAGGGTCTTGTCCTGTAATTGGTGAATCGTCAGGTTCAATCTCTGCACTAAAACCAGCACTTCTAAGATTGTCATAGATAAGGTGTTTTAGTTCTAAGTCAAGACCTCCGCATTTAGTATTCTTTACCGTATCGGAATAGCCATGATAAGAGATTGTATAGTGAGAATCCTTTATAACCTTTAGCCCGTTGGGTTCATCAAAATTTGTACTTGTGATATGTAGATCACCGTTATTAGTAGACATCCAACCTTCAAAAGCATATAAGGAATGTTCTGTACCTGCTGAGAAGATACACAATTCAGTACAGCCTGTTTCTACGCCTCCACCGTGGGGCGTTACAAAAGCGACCTTAGAAGGACGTACCGCCATTAAAATGTGGTAGTCCTTTCCATAGAGTTTCGCTTGTCTTAGTTCTTCAAAGTTCTTATATAAATCAGCCATTAATTAGTTTCCTCCTATTCCTTTGCTAACATTGTTACTTCCATATCAGAAGAAGCGATAACACGAACGAAACCGCCATTAACTGTATAGTCAATGTAAACAAGCTTATGAGTAGGAATAATATAAGTGCTAACGTCAGTCCATGCGATACCGTCAGGTGATTCCTGAACAGTTACCGTTGAATCATCAACCTCTGTCATGAACCTAAATGAGATACCTGAATACCCTCGAACATCCATTGTAGGAGAATAATACTTGCCTTCACTTAAAGTAAGGTAAGGCACGATAATCTCATTATACGCTGGGTGTTTCTAGTAACTCTCCAGTGCCTTCTAAACTGGCAGAAAATGTAACTGCATCGTCTGCTGGTGCTTCTAAAGGAAAGTCAGTAATAAGTGCTTTACCTGAATAAGTAACACCTGCGATTTCAGTTTCTACATCTAACTCAGTACCATTTTTGAAAGCGTTAGCTAATGCTGTGTAACCTGCATCACCAACCACCATGAATGCGTCCATATCAACAGACCATTCTTTAATACCAGCAATTTTAGTAACCCACCCGTTACTCGTTTTATCTGTAGTTTCGATAACATCCATACTGCGATTGATTGTACAGCCTGACTGTCCACCAACCACTACAGAAGGTGTACCAACTTTAACTAAAATGTCAACACCTGCGACTTTTTGACCTGTAGCCATTTTATATTCCTCCTTCGTTAATTACGAATCTAAAATTATTGCTGTACAAGTAACGTCCTTTTTCGTCCTTACCCAAGTACAAAGGTGCTGGGTTCTGTGATTTAATTAGAACAACTTGTACGCTACCTATATTGAAATTAGTCTTGTTTTCTAATAGTTCTTTAAACTTATAGCTTGTCGCTTCACTTAAAGAAGGGTGTTCGTCCCTTACCTTAATTTGAACGATCATAGGGAACATTCCAGCCTTAGCTTCTGTAGTACCCTGAACAGTAACCATGCTTGCACCTACAGGGGCATTCAATGGAACTTCAATAGGGTAAATACTAAGATCAGGAAATTCTTGTCTTAAGAATCTAACAACCTCTATGACTGATACCATTTACTAACCTCCTATTTCAGTGAGTCTTTAATTTCCTGTTCAATTAAATCTCTATAAGCTGGTGCTTCTCCTTCAAACGGTCTAGTAAGATACTTGTTACCAACAGGGTAACTTTTACCACTCATACCTGAACCGCCTGACTTTTTCTGAGAACCTTCGCCTAGATTATAATTTTCTTCATGAGTCCATATTGCATAGTTGAAATCTTTGTTGAATACCTCAAAAGCTACCCAACCTTTAATTTCAGTTCCATTAACATCAACGTCATGAAATCCACTCATTTCTAAGTCACCTTCATCATAAGGTGTTGTTTCACTGGCTACCCTTTGTAAGTCCTTCATTGATACTTTCATACCTTCAATTGAAGCGTTTCTTACTGCATTATGAATGAACTTTTTACCTTGTTTTAATCCACGAATTTTAACACTCATTAGACTATCACCTTTGTATAAAGCACCTTTCCAGCAAGATCAACAATAGGGAAGATTACTCTAGGATTGTCAGTAGTTAACCCGTCAATCCCGTTGTCGTATTCAATGAAATCATTGTAAGTAAGAGGTACAGAACCTTTGAAATAAATAGTAGCTGAATAAATAATATTCTTGCCGTCAGCATCTTCTAAAATCTTTGCGTCAGCGTTGAAATCCAGCCTTACTTTATAGGTTACGGAATCATCACTTTTTACAGGTATGCCCCACTCATCCCCTAAAGAATTTGCGAAAATTACTCTGACTTTCTGATTTAATGGAATCATTCATACCACGTCTTTCCTGTTTCAGTTTTAGGTAAAGCATGTGTAGTACGGTTCGTATCTCCACGACCTAAAACGTATTGCCCTGTTCGTCTACGTGGGTAACGTTTTAAAATTGAAGGTGGAATGTCCCAATCTTTATAATTCTTATCAAAAGAAAGGTAAAGACCACTTGCCATAAAGTACGATACACCTTTACTAGCACGTCTAGTAGAGTCATCTTGTGATAAAATGTGTAAACATTGTTCTGCATAGACATCCATAGGAATAGGTTTTGTAGGTGAAAAATGGTGAGGCAATTCACGATATAAAATCGCCTCAGCGTTATTTACTACAACTTGCTTAATGCGGTCTGCATCTTCGCCTAGTTGATCTAACTCTTTCCATTGATCTACAAAGAAGATATTGCCTAGAATGTATTCTTGCACTTCTTTGAAGTCCATCTATTATTCACCGTCCTTAGGTTCAGCTTTCTTTCTTGAAGCACGTTTCTTAGGCGTTGCCTTAGGTTTAGTTTCTTTAACTTCTTCTACCTTAACTTCTTCTACCTCAGGTTTAATTTCTACGATTTCATAGCCATAACGTGATGCAAGTTCTTTTGCCTTTTCTACGTCAGTGAAAACACCAACACCATTATGAAAACGAACACCA